AGATATTAGTGCAGAAATTTCTATACCAGGGCTATCTAAAAAGGATATCAATATAACCATTCCGCCAGGCGTCGATCATGGTCAGCAAATTCGTTATCAAGGGCTCGGTGATAATTCGATTCAAGGAGCTCCTCCGGGAGATCTGATAGTCAGTGTTAGGATAAAAACAAACAAAGAATTCCGAAGAGAAGGACAACACCTCGTTGTTGAAAAAACAATTAGTGTGTGGGATGCAATGCTTGGTACAAAATTACAAATCGATACATTGGATAAGAAAGGATTAGAAATAAATATTCCCGCGGGTACACAGCCAAATACTGTACTAAGTTGCAAAGGAGAAGGCCTTCCGGGAATGAGAAATAGAACTCGAGGAAACTTACTGATACGAATATCGGTTAGCATTCCTAAAAATCTTTCACAACATCAATCAGAAACTATTAAAAATATTAAACATGAATTTTAAACTTGGACCACATGACAGCCTCTATCAAGTCAGCGATGAATGGAATTTTGATATAGATCACGATGCAAAACAAATAGAAAAAGAAATGATAGAATTAATGACTGCCGAGGGCGGAATTGGCTTGGCTGCTAATCAGATTGGATTAACCAAACGAGTATTTGTAATGGGAAGTTTAAATATTCCCGACTTTCCAAAACCCTTTGCTCTATTTAACCCTAAAATTTTAGAAGCCAGCGAGCAAACTTCAAATTATAAAGAAGGATGTTTAAGCTATCCCGGTCTTTGGTTAACTGTTAAACGGCCCGAAGAAATAACTGTTGAATATCAAGATAGCGATGCCAATGTCCATACTGCCGTTATCAATGGATATTTGTCTAGATGTTTTCAACACGAGCTAGATCATCTAAACGGTGTATGTTTTGTTGACATAGTATCCCCTCTCAAGTTACAATTAGCTATGAAAAAAATTAGGAAACATAAAAATGATTGAACCCAGCGATAACCTAAATAGAATTTTTGACAGTGCTGTCGAACTAGCAAAAACATTTAGTCATGAATATATTACTATTGAACACTTGGTGGCAGCAATAGTTAATGACCGAGAAAGTTTTGAGATGCTGAAACAAGCAGGTGCAGATTCTAGTTTCATTAAAACCAACATTAAACAGTATGTCGAAAATCTTTCTGACATTAAATCAGAATTACCAGATATTAAACCTAAAAAAACAAATTCCGTCGAACGAGCATTAAACAGGTGTTTTACTCAGGTATTGTTTAGTGGAAAACAAAAAATAGAAATACCTGATTTGATTATCAGTATACTTAGCGAAAAAAACAGCTTTGGTTTTTACTTTCTTTCAAAAGGTGGTCTCACTAAAGAAAAATTTGTAAAATACTATCAAGAAAATTTAATACTAGAAGATCAACCAGATACCGACACACCTGCTGAAAATACTGTGCAACTAGATAAAATTATCAACACATACTGCAATAATCTTTCTTTATTGGCAAAACAAAGAAAAATTGACCCTGTTATTGGCAGAGATGACGAAATTGAAAAAATTCAGTTAGTATTAGCTAGACGAAGCAAGAGTAATGTACTGATGGTAGGTGAGCCTGGTGTTGGTAAAACTGCAATTGCAGAAGGATTAGCCCGTAAAATCTTCGAGAAAAAAGTTCCTAAGTTTATTCAAGATCATGATGTTTACACTCTTGATATCAGCGCATTATTAGCAGGGTCAAAATATCGAGGAGATTTCGAAGAGCGTGTTAAAAATGTAATGACTGCCCTAGAGAAAAAAAGCAAAATTATTTTGTTTATCGATGAAGCACACATGATGCAAGGTGCAGGTGCTGCTAATCAAAGCTCAAACGATATGAGCAACATGATCAAGCCTATTCTTACAAAAGGCACGATCAAACTTATTGCATCAACAACATGGGAAGAATATCGAAAGCATTTTGAAAAAGATCGTGCATTAATGCGTCGTTTCCAGCGAGTTACTATTGATGAGCCGACTCCAGAACTTGCTGTTAAAATTATTAAAGGTATTAAAAAATATTACGAAAAACATCATAATGTAAAAATAACCGAAGCAGCAATCGATCAATCTGTAAAATTGTCAATCAAATATATGGCAGACAAAAAACTACCTGACAAAGCAATTGACATTATTGATTCGGCCGCAGCACGATATAAAATCAAAGACGACCCTGCCGAAGAAGGTATCGTACAGATTGTTGACGTTGAACAAGTCGTTTACGAATTAAGTAAAATGGTCAATATGCCTTTAGAAACTGTAGCACAGAAAGAAAGTAAAAATCTATCCGGGCTTGAACAGGGCATGAAAAAATCAGTCTACGGCCAAGATACTGCTGTTGAAAATCTATTAGATAAGATATTTGTTGCTCAAGCAGGAATGAAAAATCCTAACAAACCGATTGGTAGCTTTTTGTTCTTAGGACCAACTGGTACTGGAAAAACTGAAACTGCTCGAGCACTTGCGGAAAAAATGGGCTTGAGTCTACTGAGGTTTGATATGAGTGAATATCAAGAAAAACACTCGGTGTCTAGATTAATCGGTGCTCCTCCTGGTTACGTAGGGTACGAAGACAATTCAGGTCAATTGATCACCGGATTACAAGAACAGCCTAATTGTGTGTTATTACTTGATGAAATTGAGAAATCGCATCCAGATGTTAGTAATATTTTATTGCAATTTATGGATAATGGTTTTATAACAGGATCAAACGGAAAGAAAGCAGACGGAAGAAACTGCATCCTTATTATGACATCTAATTTAGGTGCTCGCGATAATGATTCTAATACAATCGGTTTCGGTGATTTGGCAAAGGACGGAGAGGACGATAAAGCTATTAAACAATTCTTTCCTCCGGAATTCCGCAATCGCCTCGATGCTATTATTAAATTTTCAAAACTATCATCAGAAGTTGTTCATCAAATTGTTGGCAAATTTGTCAATGAATTGAACGAACAATTAAAAGATAAAAATATCGAGATTAATCTTGATAACCTTGCAACAGACTGGTTGGCAAAAAAGGGCTACGACAGCAAAATGGGTGCAAGACCGCTAGGAAGGTTAATTGACAATGAGATCAAGTCACCTCTCAGCCGAGAAGTGCTATTCGGAAAATTAGTTGATGGTGGATATGTAGATATATCAATTGAAGACAATAAGCCTAGTTTTTCTTTTAGAGAAAAGTCAAAACCTTTGACTAAAGAAGAACGCAAAGCACTTAAATTAGCAAAACGAGAACAGGAAAAAAACAATGCCAGTGAAGAGCAAACCGACCAAGCGTAAGTTTTATAACAAGTGGTTATACAAGATCAGCATGTATGTCCCTGGTATCTATGCATTTAGATACTACGGAATAGCTGCCGACGATGAGACTTTGACAAATGCAGAACTTTTTCAAAGGGTTTCTCCTTACATTTCGAGATCAACGAGAAGTAAAATCGACGAAAACCAAGAGTTGATCGTTGAGCTATCTCAAACACTAGGCGAAATACCTACAGAAAAATGGGGGATGCGTATAGAAGAAGACTTTGTTGATTTTTATACCAACGAAAAAGACTTGTTTGATCGGTTAAGCGAAAAATTCGAGCGTCACACACGCCATCGTTTTGAACCCCACAGCGATCCTAAACTGTTTGATGCTGGTGTTTATGTTGTTAACAAATATCCATTCAGTCAGTACAGATTCAAAGTTTTTTTGCAACCCCACAAGTTTAATCGTGATAAAAAGAAGAAGAAAGACTTCCTCAGTTGGTTAGAGACACACCACAACAAAATCAAACTGACTGATAATACCAAGCAGTGGTTTATGGATTGGAACTACAATTGGGATCGTCGTTATATGTATGTCGAGGACGACAAAACCCTTTTGATGTTAAAACTTCGTAATCCCGATGCCATTGGCAAAGTTTATAAGTATGTGTTGGCTGATAAATAATATATGGCTGTTGAAAACACAATACTTCTAACCGAAACCAGCACTGAATCTGCAGAATACCTCTATTCTCAAAAACAAAAAGGTGCTGGTTATCATCGCCTCGAATATCCACTACATACAGTAACATTTCAATTTGATAATTTTAAAGGCAGTGTAAAACTACAAGCTACGCTATCTTTATATCCTAGTGAAGATGATTGGTTTGATATAAATTATGATTCAGGCGATAGTTTAGAATCCGTCGATAGCACACCATTGCTAACTACAGTTTCTCGCAACTTTACTGGAAATTTTGTGTGGATTCGTTCTGCTTACCGCATAGAAGAAGGTTCTATTATAGAAATTCGTTATAGTGTCTAAACGGATAAATATAGTGTAATATATAGGATTATGCTATGCGGGATATTATCCAACGAATTGATAACATTTTAAACGAAAGCCAAGAACGAGACGCGAGATTATTTCAACTCGGCGACGAGTTTGGTATCAGTTTCTCAGAAGATTTAGAAATTGCCACTACTATAGTAGGATTCGTAGAAGATGGAATTGTAGTAGAACTCGATGACACGGCAATCAGCATCATGGAATCAAATGGTGCGCGATTTATCGACGGATATCTTGAAGAAGGACTGCGTGATTCTAAAGATAACCCTTGCTGGAAAGGCTACAAGCCCGTGGGCACAAAAAAGAAGAATGGCAAAACTGTGCCTAATTGTGTGCCTAAAGAAAGCATTGAAGAAGCAGAATATCAAGGGCGCGATGTTACTCTAAATAAACCCACAAGTAACCCAGATAGTGGAAGTAAAAGCAAAGTCTATGTCAAAGATCCGCAAACTGGAAATGTTAAAAAAGTAACATTCGGTGATCCTAACATGCGGATTAAAAAATCAAACCCCGAAAGAAGAAAAAGTTTTAGAGCAAGACACAATTGCGATAATCCTGGTCCCAAGACAAAGGCACGCTATTGGTCGTGCAAGGCGTGGTGATAAATTATGTTACTTAAAGAAATGTTTAGTCCTATAGGTAGTCCACAAGAAGAAGACCAAGATATCGATTGGATCGGTGATCTAAAGTTTTTTATAGACAACGATAATAAGATGTTGGAAAACTTTTTGTTTCCTGCGGTAGAGCGTCATCGTAAGCACGTCGGAAACCCTAACGCTTGGAAGATCTATATGAAACCTATCCGTGAATGCCTCAAGCGTTATTTGGAGCAATTTGAGATCGAAGACCCAGAAAAAAAATTCACTGAAGACGAATTACAAAAACTAGCAGAACGTATCTGCGAAGAACAAAAACATTTTATAGAAGAAGGTGACTACGATCAAAAATGAAATTATTAGAACTATTTAAATCTCTAAATAATTCGTTAAACGAAGGTGGTAATATTGAATTACCAGGAGGAGAACGTGCTCAAAATATAGATTTAAAAGTCACTCAGCGCAGTTATATCGTTCCTATCCTTGACAATCTACTTGCTGCTGTTAACAGTTCATTCAGTAAACAATTTAACAAACCGCTGTGGAACCCCAAACTATTACAATCAAAAGAATTCTTAAGTGGCAGTTCTATACACTTTTTTAATGTCAAGGGGATCCCCGACGAAACATTTGTTGCTAAAAAACCCAAAGTCGGTGATATTGATACTCAAGTCAATTCAGAAAATGCCGAGGAAGTTAAACAATTTTTAGATTCAGTTCAAGGTAAACAAATAGGACCAGGAAAATTGTTGGGATATAAATCGGGCAATGAACAGTTTTCAAGTTTATGGGAGCTACAAGATCCTCCTATCAAAATACAAATTGATTTTGAATTTGTAAAATTTGCAGGAGATGAGCCTACAGATTGGAGTAAGTTTAGTCATTCGAGTGCGTGGGAAGATCTCGAAGCAGGAGTTAAAGGTGTATTCCATAAATATCTAATACAGGCATTAACAGCATTAACTAGAGAAGATTTTTTATTAAGAAAACTAGTAGGCCGTGGAAAAGCTCGAGCCGAACAAGATGTTCCTACAACCGATAATACTGTAAGCTTTGCAGTAAGTTCCAAAGAAGGCGGAGGACTTAGACAAAAGTATGAGCCTGTACTAGACGATGCTGGTAAACCGGTTGTTCAAGACGGTATGCCTGTTTATCGAGCAAGGCCTACAACAGGATACGAACAAAACATTGCAGAAATATTTTCTAAAATATTTGGCACTAGACTAAATCCAAAACAAATCGAAGTAATGAACAAAAAGTTTTGGAGTTATGTTGGCTTATTAGATGCTGCTAGACAACTGCTAGACGATTCAGAAAAAAATCAAGTAGCGGAAGCATTTTTAATGAAACTGTTTGGCAAGGGTGCTCAAGGGCTTTATAGAGGAGAACCCGAAAGAGATCGTTCTGAAAAAATGGCTGCTGTTGATAAAATGTTTGAAATTCTAGGTGTTGCTCGACCTGGTAACATGGATCAGATGATTTCAGACTACTACGATTCCTATAAAGTTACTGAAAGTATTTTTGAAGCAGAAAGTCCTAATTACAAGCGTCAAGGTATTAAACACATTTACAATCCTGGATCTACAGTTGAAATGAAGGATTTAGAATTTGTAGAAATGTGCAAAGAAATTGCTCGCAACGGCGGCACACTTGACGGTATGGCTGTTAATCTCAAAGCAGACGGAGCGGGCATTAGATTCGGAAAGGATTCTAGCGGACGTCCATTTTTTATGACTTCAAAGGTTACTGAACCTAAGTACATAGAAAATGTAGGAGACTTTGAAGAATTTGTTCGTAGTAAAGGACAACCAGAAGACAGGGTGGAGTTTGCTAAAAAATACGACGATGCCATGAGCACTATTTTAAACAGTGACTTTATTAAAAAGTTACCGAATGACACTATTGTACAAGCAGAAATGATGTATACACCTATGGCTGAAAAAACTGATCAAGGTTTGCGTTTTGTTAGTATCCCTTATGATCCTAAAAAATTAGGCAGAACCATGACACTGGTGCCATTTATGTTTAAACAGTTTAGCACTGGAGAAAACCTTGAAGATGCTGACAAAATTAAAAAACAATTATTGTCTTCAAGTTCAAACGATATTAAATTTGTTAACAATCAATTAGAACAAAAAGGTGTAGATGTTAGACAAATCATCAAACCTGTTGTTGACATGAGTCCCGAGCTGTTGGCAGCGTTAGCACCAAGGACCAAAGATTCCGAACTAAAGCAACAAGCCAAAGCAATACTAACAAAGGCAAGACAAGAACTTAGTGAAAAGATTATCTCGGATCCTAAAATGAAAGGTAAGGATCAATTAGGTGATAATATTGAAGGACTTGTAATTAACTTACCCAATGGTCAGTTAGCTAAAGTCACTAGTCAAATGATGAAGGATGCTGTGGCAGCGAAGCGACCACAGGCCGCTAAACCACCAGAACAATTAAAAACTGCTGTAGTTGCTATCGGATCATTTGTTGGGCATATTGGTCACGAACAGTTATGGGAATACACTATTAAAAAAGCACGAGAACTAGGCGGAGATCCTTATCTATTCATTGGACATGCAACAGGCCCAAGTGATCCTATTCCGCCAGATGTCAAAGTTAAAACTTGGCATAAGATGTATCCCAAGTATGCTAACAATATCAGTGCTATGACAGAAGAAGGCGGCAGTCTCATGCAGAAGGTCAAGCACGAGTTAATTAATCCTATGCCAGGTAAACCGCCTAAGTATGATAACATTGTTATTATGGTAGGCGAAGATCAAACTAAAATGCCCATTGCTAACGCACTAATGAAGGCTGTTAACAAGTTCCCTGGTTATGAACACGTTAAAGTCACTTTGAATCCTACTCCTCGCGGTACAGGAATGAGTTTTACACAACTAAGAAATATTCTAAAAGATCCTAATGCAACATCAGAACAACAGTACGCACTATGGAGCAAAGGATTTAGTGAAGATAAATTAGGCAGAGAGTGGATTTTATATCTAATGGATGTTGCTCGCAAAGGCATGGGTGTAAAAGAAAAAGAACCTGTTCCTGAAGTATTAGAAAGTTTTAGTTTGTATAGGAGAAAGATATGAGAGCTAAAGAATTTGAAATAGTAGAAGCTAAAAAAGTTTCAAAAAATACTAGTTATAGTAAGCCTCGAAATCCAGTGGCTAAAAATTCAAATATCACTACTAGCGGAGCCGGACAACACAAAGATCGCAAGGCAGCTACTAAACGTGGAGAAGTCAAGCACAAAGGACAGAGTTTAGGCGAATCTCTAACTAAAGGCGATATTCAAAAAAAAATTGACTATAATAAAAAAATGATGTCAATGGCTAGGCAGAAAGGTTGGGATACTACATCTATCGAGAATGCCATTGCTAAATTACAAGCAGAATTAAAGTCTGCTCCGACAGAAAGACCTGCAGGAAAACCACGTACACCGATCCCGGCTGGTTACAAATACGACCCTTACGAAGAAACAGAATTCGACGGTGAGAACAGTAAAATTTTCCATAGTATTATCACACCAGACGGCAAGCGTGTAGATGTCGACTTTACACCTTATCAAGAAATGACAGGCAGAGATATTGAACTATGGATAAAATTAGGTATGCCAAAGTCACAAGGTGGTAGGAATTTTGACAGTGAAACTCTAGAAAAAATGGCAAGAGAAAAGGGTGTAGTAGAAGATCAAGTCGATGAAGTCAGTAAAGACTTCGAAGAAAGAGAACGCGCCGGAAGAGAAATTGCCAAAATAATAGACAACAGCAAAGGCACACAATGGGATGATTATACCCCGGAACAGTTGAAACAAATACAGCAATTGGCAAAAACTACAGGTCGTAGATACAGCATCTGGTCTAAAAAACTGGGCGGCGAAATGAAAATTGGCAGAATCATAGACTTGATGAGCAAATATATTGGAATGAAACAGAGAGATTCTGGCGAAATGCCTGAATTTACAGGTCGTGCCGCCACCGCTAAAGACATGGCAAATCAAATTGCACTTCAAACTAACGGTGATCCTACTTGGCGTCATGGAACAACTTGGACCAGCAGTAGAGGTCATCGTTCTAGAGATCCGCAAGATCATGTGGCTTACAAAGATAAACAATCTTATAATGATGCTTGGCAGTGGATTGAGAGTCGAGGTAAAAAAGTCCATTACAAAACCCATCACGGCGATACAAGAACTGCCATTCAAATCGGTAGTTATATCGTAGAACCCTCCAGCAGAACACGAGCACCATTATCGGGCAATGCTGTAACAGAATACAGCGTCAGCGTTAGATCTACAAAGGCTATTGGACAGCCTACAAGAACTAAGCAAGACATTAGTGATCAAGAAGCAGCAGCTATTCGAGACATTGCCAATACTCGTAATGCCAATGCCCTGGAAGCACTGCAAGCATTAGTGAATATACTGGACGGTGAAGAGGATGTTAAGAAAATTATCGACCAAAGCAAAAAAATCAATCCTCGTGACAAAGCTAAATTAGACAAAATTATCTCTGACGCAGGAAAATTTAAAGAAAGCAAGTCTCACGTTAGTCCAAGCGGTGTCAAAACTAACATGAGTCCGTCAGACGATGATTATGCTATCAACTACGGCAAAAATGGTAATGTTGCTAAATTTCGAAAGAAGCAAGACTTAAATATTAAAACAGGATCTAAAAAAGTGGATGAAGTTGATATGAGTTCTCCGGAATTTCAACAACTGTTAAAATCTGTCGGCGAAAAAGCCAAACAAGGTCCTAAGAAAACTGTTTACGATCCCAGAACAGGTAAGTATAAAGTGGTTCCTGTTAAATCCAAAGGAGAATAAGGTGATTGAAATTACAGAGTCAGCAAAGTTAAAAATCGTAGAACTGTTTCAAGAAGAAGGTAATCCTGAACTAAAATTACGCACCTTTGTTCAAGGTGGCGGCTGTAGTGGGTTTCAATACGGATTCACATTTGATAACGAACAATCTGAAGATGATTTTGAAATAGATTTAACTGACACCAAAGTTCTTGTAGATTCAATGAGTATGCAGTATCTAGCAGGCGCAGTAATTGACTACAAAGAAGATATCATGGGCTCTGCATTTAGTATCAGCAATCCCAATGCTCAAACAAGTTGCGGATGCGGGAGCAGTTTTTCAGTATGAAACTTTTTGAGTTTATTTCTTCTAACGACATTATCGTTAAAGAGCTTAATATAGCTAAAACTCTTGATTTTATCAAAAAAGCACACGGTGATCAACTCTATGGCAAACTACCTTACTGGACACACCCTAGAGCCGTGGCTCTAACAGGTCGTGAAATATTTGGTAAAAAATTTAATAGCGATGCTGTTAAAACTGCATTTTTACACGATGTTGTAGAAGATACTAACACTAGTTTAGATGATTTAAAAGAGCTAGATTTTACAGATCAAGTTATCGAAGCTGTCGGGTTGCTAACCAAAGATAAAAGCTTAAACTACGAACAAAATATTAAAAAAATTATATCCAGTGGTAATCCGCTAGCCATGATGGTCAAGTATGCTGACAATTATGAAAACTTCACTGGTGATAAAAGTGATTGGGATCCTGCAAAAGCAGATGCTAGTCAAAAAAAATACCTAGCAAGTCTTAATATGCTAGGCGATGTTCTAGGTGTTAAGCACCATGTTGGTGAAACGGAATAAATAGTATATTATGAAAATAAGTGAAATTTTTGAAACAGCAACCGCAGGTGCTACAAGTGCTGGTAATATAGCGACTGTAGCGAATCCGCATATTAGTCCTGGAAAAGCCCGAGGTAAAAAAAGCTACACAGGATCTCCGGGAAAGTCTGGAACTAAATCACCGCCTCAGCCTAAACCAGCTAACATGACAGGTAAAAATGCCTTGGATATGAAGACTAGTTTGTTCGGTGAAGGCAATGCAGTTAAGAGATAAATACATTATGGATACAGATTTTCCTCGCAAAGACGATCATGAAGCAAAAATGGCAAGAGCCGATTTGTATAAATTAGCACAGTATTCTGCCAAACTATTTCAAATGATTGGCGAAAATGACGAACTCGAAGGTTGGATGCAGGCCAAGATCACAAAGGCTAGCGATTACATTTCCAGTGTTTATCATCGTTTAGAGTACGAACAGGTAGCAAAAGATGCAATTAATCAAGGTCCTAGGGATTTTGAAGAATCTGTAGAACAAACTATTAGAAATAGCCTCAGAGAACAGTGGCTTAACAAAAAGAATTAAGGATAACTAACATGGATTTCAAAAAAATATTAAGTACTCTGGATAGCATGGAAGCCCGTGTTGCTACTCCTGCTGCTCCTACGCTGCCAAAGAGCGCACAGCTAAATGAAGATGCTCAATTACGAGTATTGGCTGGTCAAACTTCTGTTTTAGCAGAAGCAGAATTGATGGAAAAAGCTAAGAGTAAAGCGCAACAAAAAGCAGCTGGCGCTGCTCTTGCTGCTAAACGAGGTGAAGGAACGGCCAAGGGTGCTAGTAAAGAAATGTCGAAGATGGGCACCAAAGATCTTAAAAAGTTTGCCGGTACCAAGCACAAAGGTCTTCCAGAAAAGAAAGACGAAAGTGTCAGCGAAGCTGCTATCGATGATTATCTAGATAAGAAGAAGACAGAAAAAGGTGATGATTCGGGTCGTCGACAGCATAAAGGTTCAAGATACGGCGGCAGTTCTCAAAAGGACGATGCTGAAGATGATAAGGCAGAAACCAAAAAAGGTCGCAAGACTGCTAAAGAAAGTGTTGAGCTAGATGTTGAAGAATTCAACGAAACATTTAGTCACATGGTTGAAGCTGCCAAAAAAGGGTCGAAGCCAGATTTTCTAGATGTTGACAAAGACGGTGACAAAAAAGAGCCAATGAAAAAAGCCGTTGCTGATAAGAAAAAAGGTGCGATTGGCAAGAAAAAAGTCGACGAAGCACAACTAGACGAACTAAGTTCGGACACACTACAATCTTACAAGAAAAAAACTGACAAAGGCATGTACAAGAGCGTCGACCCAACTCTAAAAGGAAAAGAAAAAGACGATGCAGTAAGGAAAGATCGAACTCGACGTGTTGGTCGTGATAGTGCTGATTCTAAACTTATCAAAAAATCACTCGGCGGAGCTTTTGAAGGACAGCAAAAATCTAAGAAAACTGTTAAAGAATCAGTAGAACCTAAACTAACTTTCAAACAAATGGTTCAAATGGTTCGCGAAAGCGGCGGGCAACAACAGATCGACGCAAAAGATCAAGAGCTATTTTCGTGGGCGCAACGTGTTGCTAAATCAAAATTAGGCGAAGGTATGAAAGCTGAAGTCTACGCTGGTTTAGTATACGAGCGTATGGGTGGGCGTTTTGAAATGTATGATATCCTAAGTGAAGAAAAGAAATAATTAAAAAAATATTTCTACCAAAGAAGCCAGTCGCATTGACTGGCTTTTTTATTCTCTGTATAATAGTTCTACAAGGAGATTATCTATGCCAAAGATTTACGGCCCCGAAGAGAAAGCTAAATTAGAACGATTAATTAATGAAGGCAGTAATGTGCTTCGTGAAGTTGAAGACCTGCAGGAAGGTCTCAAGGAAACTGTCAAAGCAGTAGCAGAAGAACTACAAGTAAAACCCAGTATCATCACCAAAGCAATCAAAATCGCACACAAAGACGACTGGCGTAAACACGAAGAAGAATGGGAAGAAATCGAAGGTATTCTTGGAATTACTAAGAATTTACCTGAGAAAGATTAATGAATCAAATATTAAGTGCTGTTATAAACATGCATCGGTGGGCCAAACGTGATTTTCATTCTTGGCCGTTGAGATTTATATTAGAAATATCTGCTTGGATACTAAGCATCGGTTGCTCGGTTACTATGGCTATCACATTGCCTCATCCACCGTTTCTTGTTTTATATCCTTTGTTTATAGGACAATGTGCTATTTTTGCGTGGAGTGCATGGACTAGGAAAAGTACTGGACTGGTTGCTAACTATCTGCTGTTAGTTAGTATCGATTCGGTTGGTTTGATAAGATTAATATTTTTTACATGAGTAGATTAATAACTTTCGGATGTTCGTATACCTACGGTGATTCTTTGCCAGATTGCTTAGATCCTTATCATAGTGATCCAAGCCAGTATGCTTGGCCTAGTTTGTTAGGCAACTTGTTAAATTTAGAAACTGTTAACATGTCAACCTCCGGTTCTGGAAATTTAGAAATACTCTGGAATGTTTTAAATTTTGATTTTCAAGAATCTGACATGTGTATTATCATGTGGAGTCATTTTTCAAGAGATCACATTTTCACATCAAAAGGATGTTCAAGAATTGATGCTCACGGTTACGAAAATATAACAAAGCATTGGTCTTTAACACATACTGAATATGATTTAGCTGTGAGAAATTGGATTTATATTCATCATGCAGCCTGTTATCTTTCAAAAATAAAAAATAATTTTTATATAATTTCTGGTAACTTATCTGATACTGAAATAAACTGTAGACCATCATTTGTTCGAACCGATAATTATTTAGATTTGGTATTTTGTAATGTTGATTATGGAAACGATAACAGTCATCCTGGGGTAAAAAGTCAAGCAATAATGGCTACAAGAATATATAATAGTATTCAAGGTTCGATCAGCCAAAAATGATAATGTTAGGTATGTGTAAGCCACAAGTTATACAAGGAGAAAAATATGTACGTTGATGCATTTTACAATCGAGACGATGATAAGATACTTGTCATCGAAAGAACTTCAGAAAGAAAAAAACAATTTAAAGAATATCCTGCAAGGCATCTGTTTTATTATAATGACCCTAAAGGAAAATTTCAGTCAATCAAAGGTGAACCTGTATCAAGGGTAACCTGCAGGAATATAAAAGAACTGCGTAAAGAGATAGCAATTCATTCTAATAAAAAATTATTCGAAAGCGATATTAATCCGATCTATCGTTGTCTCGAAGACAATTATTTAAACACAGAATCTCCCAAGCTAAATGTAGCCTTTTTTGATATTGAAGTAGATTTCGATCCGGAAAGAGGCTATGCTAGTCCGGACGATGCTTTTATGCCTATTACTGCCATTGCTGTTCACCTACAATGGCTTGATACATTGATATGTCTTGCTATACCTCCAAAAACTATCAGTATGGAAGAAGCGCAACGATCTGTCGAAGAATTTCCAAATACCATGCTGTTTACCAATGAAGCCGACATGCTGGAAACTTTTTTAGACTTAATCGAAGATGCTGATGTATTGAGCGGCTGGAACTCGGAAGGTTTTGATATTCCGTATACTGTTAATCGTGTTATAAAAGTATTATCAAAAGAAGATACTAAGAGATTTTGTCGTTGGAATCAATATCCAAGAAAACGCGAATACGAACGATACGGTAAGAGTGCTGTAACATACGATTTAATTGGTCGAGTTCATTTAGATAGTCTTGAACTTTATAGAAAATACAACTACGAAGAAAGACATAGTTATCGTCTCGATGCAATCGGCGAGATGGAAATCGGTGAGACAAAAACTGTTTACGAAGGTACATTGGATCAACTTTACAATAACGACTTTAAAAAATTTATTGAGTATAATAGACAAGATTGCGCTCTGTTAGATAAACTTGATAAGAAATTGAAGTTTATTGATCTTGCAAATAAAATTGCACACGAAAATACAGTGCTATTACAAACTACAATGGGTGCTGTTGCTGTCACCGAACAGGCTATTATTAACGAAGCACATCGTAGAGGGTTTGTTGTTCCTAATCGTAAAAAGGCTGGCGAACACGGTGAAACACAGGCAGCAGGTGCATATGTTGCTTATCCTAAAAAAGGCATCCACGAATGGATAGGATCTCTTGATATTAACAGCCTTTATCCCAGTGCTATTAGAGCACTTAATATGGGTCCAGAAACTATTATCGGACAATTACGTCAAACCGGCACCCGAGCAATGATAGAATTAGAAATGAGCAAGGGGAAAAGTTTTGCAGCTTCCTGGGAAGGTAAATTTGGCAGTTTAGAATACGATGCCGTGATGAATCGCGAAGTAGGGCGAGAAATTACTATTGATTGGGAAGAAGGCGGCGAAGATACTTTAAGTGCTGCACAGATATATGATTTGATCTTTGAAAGTAATCAGCCTTGGATGCTAAGTGCTAATGGTACTATCTTTACATACGAAAGAGAAGGAATTATTCCCGGACTGTTAGCACGTTGGCATAAAGAACGTAAAGAATTACAAGCTAAACTATTCGAAAGCAGTGCTGCAGGCAATGAAATAGAAGAAGAGTATTGGGATAAACGCCAGTTAGTCAAGAAGATTAACCTGAACAGTTTGTATGGTGCTATTCTAAATCCAGGATGTCGCTTTTTTGACAACAGAATCGGTCAATCAACAACGCTGACCGGTAGGCAAATTGCCAAACACATGAGTGCGAAAGTAAATGAGATTATTACCGGAGAATATAATCATGTAGGTAAATCGATTATCTACGGAGATACCGACTCTTGTTATTTTTCAGCATATCCAACTCTTAAGAAAGATATTAACGATGGTAAAATTCCTTGGACTAAAGAAAGTATTATCGATCTGTATAACACTATCGGAAATGATGTTAACAGTACTTTTGTTAAATTCATGCAAGATGCGTTTCATTGTCCTAAAACTCGAGGCGATGTTATCAGAGCAAATAGAGAAATCGTCGGAGTCAAGGGGCTGTTCATTACTAAAAAACGATATGCAGTATTAGTTTATGATAAAGAAGGGAAACGACAGGACACAGAGGGCAAGCCTGGCAAGATCAAAGCCATGGGTTTAGATCTCAAACGTTCAGATACTCCTGTTGTTATTCAAGACTTCTTAAGTGAAGTTTTAATCAAAGTACTAAATGGCGGCAAGAAAGAAGAGGTACTCGATTACATTACAGACTTTAGAACAGAATTTAAGAGTTGGCCGGGTTGGGAAAAAGGATCACCTAAGCGTGCCAACAATATTACGCTGTATTCTGCCAAGGAAACTCGTCAAGGAAAAGCCAATATGCCAGGGCATGTACGTGCTAGCTTAAACTGGAATACTCTTAAAAGGATGTTTGATGACAAATATTCTATTAATATTGTCGATGGCATGAAAGTTATTGTTTGTAAAGTTAAAGTAAATCCCATGGGATACTCTAGTGTAGCTTATCCTGTGGATGAACTAAGGCTTCCTGAGTGGTTTAAGGACTTGCCGTTTGATGATGCTGCTATGGAAAATGCAGTCATTGATGAAAAACTTGGTAATCTTATCGGTGTACTCGATTGGGATTTAAGTAGTACCAGAAGTGACAACAACTTCAACAATCTTTTTGATTTTGAATGATTAAACTATTAAAAACAAAAATGTTGTTGACTTCTTTCAATTTTCTAAATATACTTATATAATATAAAAGGAAATTATTATGAATAATCAAATGCACGGAATTTTACAAGACATCGTTGC